ATCAATGGAATGTATGGGCAATAGAATGCTGCTGCATCGCTTTCGCTGGATCCTTTGTATCCAACTAGAACGTTGTCTGTTGTTGCATAGCCGTTAACATAAACTTTCATTGCGCTATTCAATGTACCAACGAACTTGGTGTTTGTTGGTGCTTCGAATGTGCCTTCTGTTGTTCTTGCGAACGCAGAAGTTGTAGCACTTTGAAGAATTGTTAATGTTGTTGGGCTAACAACACACCAGTTACCAGCACCACGACGTGTACGCTGAGCGATCAAGTTAGATACACGGTTGATTTGAACAGCTAAAGCAGCGTGTTCGTCACCAACGAATGTAGCAGTACCAGATACAGCAGCTTGGTCGTATGTTAGAACTGTAGTTGAAAGTGCGTTCAAGCTTGATAACACTTCCTGATCGATTTCAGCAGTAATCTCTTGTGCAAGAGCAGCCATGATTTCTGCTTCGATATCGATACCTTGTTGAGCCTGAGCGTCTTGTGCTGCTTCAAATGTCCAGCGAGCACTTAACTTACGTGTCTTGGCTTCAACAGTTTGTTTCAAGATTTGAATGCTTAGTCTGTTACCAGCAACACCTTCTAGAGCAGCTGTAGCAGCAGCTTTAGCAGTTGTTGAAGAACCAGAATAGCCTTCAGCGATCTTGAATGGGCTTAATGCCTCTTCACCAGCTGCAACGTCAGTGTTACCAGAAGATGTATCGTTAAATGCATCTGCATAACGAACTCTTAGAGTATGAATCTGACCAACTGGGCCTGTCATTGGTTGTACACCAACTAGTTCATTTGCAATGACTGTTGGCATTACACGTCTGATCACAGGTAGGATCACACGATTTAGGGTTGCAACGTTGCCGGACGAAGTAGCACCAGATGTAGCACTCTCTGCCAAATACTTGCGGGTATTTTCTAGAGTAGTCGCCATAACTGAACGCTTGTTACCTTGTAGGCCTTCTAATAGTGCCTCTTTGGTTTCCGACCAGCGTGACTCGAGTAGTTGTGACATTATAGTTCTCCTTAAACTTTAAGTCCCGCAAGCCTGCGGATGTCAAAAATTTCAGCGGTCTTTTCCTCGCCGCCGATTGGTTGTGCCTGTGCTTTATCGCCTGTAATTTCTTTGCCTTCTGTAAGTGTCTTCTTCGCCGGTGTATTACCATTCATTACTGCTGGTAGATACTTGTCGAAAGCTGCACGTAGCTTTTCAGTTTGAACTGATTCTAATAGACTGCCCATCACTTCACGCTTATCGCCTGTTAACGGACCTAGCAATTCTCCCATAAGTTCTTTACGGGATGCTACATCCTTAGCAATACGCAATTCAGATTCTCTGCTTTCTACTAGTTTTTGTGTTTCTGCAACAATTTTTGCTGCTTCTTCTAATTCTGCTTCTTTTGTTGCTACAACTTTTAAAAGTTTAGCTGTTTCAGATTTTTCATTTAGATGACTTGCAGCATATTCGCTGGCGAAACTTTCAAAGATCCTGCGACCAAAGTCATTTCTGCGAGCAGCATCAATGTCTTCTTTCAACTGAGTCATTTCAGATTTTAGTCCTCTGGAGACTGTTTCTTCGATGATCTTAGATGCTTTATTGATAAAATCTTTCTTAACACTTTCAAATTTAGCTTTGCTTTCGCGAACTAATTTAACTTTAGTTTCAGCTAAATCTTTTTTGTCTGTGTGGAATTCTGCGATTTCTTTCGCTAGTGCATCCACAATAAAAGATTCTAATTTAGTGACATTACCTGCTACTGCCTTACGATCTTCGTGTAGTTCTGCGATTTCTTTCTTAAGATTATTCAAGACGAATGATTCCATTGCTTTGGCATCATCTTTCATTTTCTTAGCATACTTGGCACGAGCTTCAATTAAACCTTGACGGTCTTCAGCAAGTTCTCCAAGTTCAGCTTGTAAGCGATCGACCAACATAGCTTCAACGGCTTCCACCATTGCACCTTTGTCGTGCTCGTATTTTTGAGCGAACTCTTCACGCAGTTCAGCAGTGACTTGTTCACGGTTTTCTTGAATTCTGCTTTGCCAAGCGGATTCAATTTCCGATTTGATTTCTTCGGAAATCACATTGTTTTCAAACAGTTGTTTAACGATGTCTAGCATGTGATTCTCCTACTGTTATTGTAGTCTAGAGATAATTCTCTTTAGACTTTCTGCTAAGTATTTTTGAGCCTGTGGATCGCCTTGAACTTCTTTTGCTATTTTAAATGCCTGATATCCACCTGTGTTGTTCATCAAGTGTTCATAAACTGGTGTAGGGTAAGCTCCCGGGGCGCTTGGTTGTGCTACAACGTCGACCGTAATGATTTCAAAACCTTGGACATTACCGCTGTTGTCTACTTCGCCACTGCCCCTGCTTGAAACTCCTAGTTTGACTCCAGACTCCAACATAGTCTGTACTAATTGACCCATTGGAGTAGGGAGGATTTTAAGTTTTCCGTAGCCGTTAGGACCGTCCATCCACATCTTAGTAATCATGTGTGAAACACGATCAAGATTGATTTTTAAATCCTGAGGATGATCAACTTCCCCTAGCACGGAGTAACCGCCAGCGATCTGCTCATTGAGCGTCTTGACAGCCCTGCCAATTTCTTGAGAAGAATAAACACGTTGGTTTGCATTGCGGATATCTCCTTGGATGCAAATCCCGTTTAAATGCAAGGACTTTTTACCGTCCTTGCCTTCTTCGCTCTCCAGAACAATCTTAGCCTGGTCGTAACTCAAATGTTCTGCTAGTGTAAGTTTATTCACCATTAGGTCCTATTATCTACGACCACGGAAAAGGCTTTGCTTGTTATCTGCGTTCTCGCCTGCGCCTTTCTTTTCAGCACCGTGACCTGGCTCTTTCTTGCTAAATGCAGAACCTGCCTTGCCACCTGGAACGTTGATATTACCAGCATTGTCTTCTTTGGCTGTACCTTTTAGTAAGCCATTACCTTTTAACTGACCTTGGTTAGCGTATGTAGCTGCTTCTTCTTTGCTAGAAAGGATATTAGCAGTTGTGCCGCCCATGTCATTCTTCATATTGTCGATTGTAGACTTTGTGTTGTCAGCTTTTTCAGCAGCACCTTTCTTTTCAGCGCCGTGTCCTGCTGGAACTTTTTCTACATACTCACGAACGGTTTCTAGATCGTTGATATCATCTTTCATTTCGTCGCCGCCCATTTCGTCGCCGCCCATTTCGTCGCCGCCTTTGAGTTCATCAAACTTAGCTTGTAGTTCGTCAACAATAGCGTCTAGATCTTGGAACAATTCTTCTTCTGATTTTTCACCTTCTTCGTCGCCCATTTCTAGGTCGCTTTCTAGATCATCAGTTGGATCACCGCCCATTGCAGGCATTTCATCATCACCTTCGATAGCTACTTCTTCGAAGTTTTCATCCATTTCGTCATCATCTTCATCTGATGATTCATCTACTTTTTCGTCTTCTGCGTCGTCGTCTTTGGCTGCTTCGTCCATTTCCTCGTCGTCTTCTTCTTTAGAAGATTCGTCGAGTTCGTCTTCGATTAGACCTTCGTAGATCTCACGAGATTTTGCTACTACATACTCGTGGAATAATTCTTCAGCTTTTTGCTGTTCGTCGTTTACGAGATGCTCAAGCATCTGCTGTAACAGTTTGTTATCTGCCATGTTGTATTCTCCTTCAAGATGGTTAGGCTGTCAGTTTATTTAATGCGTAGATAAAAAATCGCCGTTAAATGGTAGTTTTTTGATCGTTTTGATATGAATATATAGCCGACGGAAATCTATGTCCAAATTGTTCTATAGTTATATGACTTAGGTTTGGATGATTAGATCCTAGCTTGTCTGGAACGAATCCTGCTGATTCTATAACTCTATAAAATTTTATCTGTCGAAACTCTTTGATTATTTTTTCAGTTTGACTTAACCAATTTCCGTAATAAGTAGCGGCATCTTGGCTTTTTTTATAATTGTATGTATCTGCATAAACATTATTAAATTTTCCGTTCACACCTTGATAATCAAATCCTAGTATAAAAATTTCTTTATGTCCATGAGAACAAGCAAACCATAATGCTGTAGGACCGGAGCTCCAACCCTTATGTGGATTGAATAGATTAATATTTGCTTTACTTTTAATTCCTTTATTAGGATTAGTCCATACTTGATGTGTCTTGTGATAGCCTGAATCGATGATTTCGTTGACCATTTTTACATCGACTGCTATAAGATAATGCGGTTCAAATTCTCGATATTGAGCAT